GATTTGTTTCTTCCAACATCAAGTTTATGAAAAAGTATAAGTTGTTCAGTGATTTGTTTTCTCCAACATCAAGTTGAAGAAAAAGATAATTGTTCGGTGATTTGTTTCTTCCAACATCAAGTTTATGAAAAAGTATAAGTTGTTCAGTGATTTGTTTCTTCCAACATCAAGTTTATGAAAAGATAATTGTTCGGTGATTTGTTTCTTCCAACATCAAGTTTATGAAAAGATAATTGTTCGGTGATTTGTTTCTTCCAACATCAAGTTTATGAAAAAGTATAAGTTGTTGTTCTTTTTTTTTCTTCAAGATCAAATGCATGAAAAGATAATTTCTCACAGATGATATATTTTTCCAACATCAGTGTAAATGTTGATGAAACTTATTAAGATGGAATAGTAAAGATGAAGAACCAAACTTCAACTGCACCATGTGCTCCCCGTCCACCACTTGAAAAGATGGTAGTTCCAATTTCAGCTAATGTAGGTTGATATATTCCAGCACCTCCTCCACCAGCACCTGAGTTTTGAATTAGGAAATCGCCACCAGCATTGGAAACGCCTAAACTTCCTGGTGGTCCACCTAATCCTCCACTATTAGGAAATACTACCCCGGCTCCTCCTCCACCTCCTACACCAACTTTAGCATCTACAGTAGAAATCCCAGAAGATCCATTGGCTGTTGGGTTGAGTCCTCCAGCTCCACCAAAATCAATATTTCCGTCCTCTCCATTTTCACGATCTAAACCTGCGCCTCCTGCACCAAATGGAAACGGGAACTCCAAACCCGCAGAAATTAAAAGACCTTCACCTCCTCCGCCTCCTCCATTTCCACCATTTCCTCCGGGTCCTGCTTGTCCTGAAGTAGATGAGAATGATTTTCCCACATCTCCTCCTTTTCCTCCCTTTCCTCTTATTTCTTCATAACCTGGGCATTCTGGTGAAAATGTTACAATACTATCACCTCCATCGATTCCTACTCCAGTGGTTGGATCATAAGGTGTTTCACTGGCAAAACCCACTTCAATATTCAATTGATTTGGGAATCCGGGGGCAAAAGGACGTGTTACTTCTACCATACGTCCACTTCCTCCTCCACCACCTCCTTGAACAATTTGCGCCGTATCAAAAAATTCGAAAATTTCACTTGCTGTGGCACCTCCACCACCACCAGCGCCTGTTACTCTAAAGACTATTGAGTATGTTCCTGCGGGAACAGTGACGTCATACATGTTGGAAAGTGTGCCTCCTCCTCCACCTACTGTATATTTTTGATATATAACTGTGGAGATTGGTGGAAGAGGTGCAATGGGTGGTGGACATTTTACTGAAAAATCAATCTTTTTTCCACATCTTCCTTTCCCTTTGACTCTAGTTTTACATTTAAAATCCGACTTTCCACAATCATAAACTTCCATATCTTTTCTTTACCTTCACAAAAAAATGAAAAATGGAAGGGATTTTTCTCATAAAAACATTGTTCATTTAAAAAATGTATAAGAATCCACAACTTACACTTGTCTATGATGCGATGAACATCGGACTGGCAAATGAACTAATTGTAGCTTTAGATTATCTTCCTATTGAGAAACTTAGCAGAGAAAAGGAGAAATCATTGTTTGTATGCCTTATGCAACAAGCTGAGAGTTCTCCTTTGGGTCTCAAAGCTGTTAAGCTTATTATGGAAAGATGGTATAAAGGAGATATTGATGGTAATTTACCTGAAACTCCAGTTTATTTCTTGATGATGCCAGATGTACCACAATCTGTAATAAATTTGATGGTGAAAGCTTTGGATAATTGGGATTACTTCAATTTTGTCTATTCTTTAATTCATCAAGACAGTTCTCCTGAGGTTCAGATGGCATTAAATCGATTAGAGGAAGCTTATGACGAACAAGATCCTGAGATATATCGTGCATTGCTTGAACAAATAGATAAGCAACGGGTTGAAGAAGAGTCCTATAACCATGTGGTTAAAGAATTCTTGGAGCATAAATTAGATAAGGTATCAGATTATGTCAATGTTCCAGAATGGATAGTCTCATTTTATGGAGAACATATCCCGTTTGAAGGAGATCCCTAGTTGGAAATTACAAAAGAAATGTCTATAGAAAATATATTGCCTTCAGCAGAAGATGCAGCTGATGCAGTATTGGATAGAGTTGAAGGTATTCCGACACATTTGCTAATAAGTGAGGAACCAGATATCAAAAAAGTAATAGAAGATAAAGATCTTAAACCTGAAGACCCAATAGAAGGTGAATCCTGTCCTCTTTTGACAACTACTCAATTAGAGGCTTTGAAAGAAGCTAAAAAGGTGCTTAAAGATGCCTTTATTATGGCTTACAATGCAGGAACTTTAAGACAAAAAGTAGCTTTATTAGGTGATTTAGCAGGAGAAATTAGTGAGGAGGTATTAAATAAAGACGATTTCATCTTTAGCATTTTAGGTCCTGCCAATCCTATCTACGGTATGCCTTTGGATCCAGAAAGCATTTGCTGTAAATATGGTGGTTGTAGAATGTTTACCTGTATAGACTTTGAAAATGAGGACGATTATGGTATCATTGCTGAAGATAATCCAGAAGAATATATTGAATGGTTTTCGGGAGCTTGTGAAGCTTGCCATAAAAAGATTGCCAAGAAAATCTATTCCATTCGAAGACCTCTTACTTTTGGAGGTTGGAAAGGAACTTTTTGCTCTTTCAAGTGTTTGAGAAGTGTGGTTCCATTAAACGATATTCTTAATCATGCTCTTATTGATAGAATAGAGGAACAGCTTTTAGATATAGGCATTCAAGATCGAATTGTAGCAGGTGAGGGGGAGTTGAATAACGAAGAATTGAAAGAGGAATTAGAAAAAGATGTTGGTGAGGAAGTAGATGGTGAATTTCCAAAAGTGATTGTGCAAACGATACCCGAAAGTAAAATAAGAAAATACATGTAAAAATAATTTATGTAGAAACATACATAAATTAATTCTAACAGAAACATATATAATTTTTTTGTTAGAATTGATTTATTTAATATGAAGAACTTGAGTGAAATGTCAATAAAAAACAAATTGCAAGAGTTCTGCCAAAAACGTGGTTATCCACTTCCAAAATATGTTTGTCTTCGTGAAGGTGGATTAGATCACAAACCACAGTGGAGAGGAAAGGTAACTTGCATCATCAAAGGAGAGAAGAAGATTTTTATGACTGATCGTACTTTTTATTCTACCAAAGATGCGACTAAACAAGTAGCACAACGAGCTTTTGATCATTTACAGGGAATTAATACTTTTGATGTTAAATTTAACAAAGAAAATAAAAAATGTCTTCAAAGTGAAGCATCACATACTTTTATGCTTTTAGATCTTGAAAATGTGCCTCATGCATACATAGATTTTTGTGAAAGATTTAAGATCCCAGAAAAAGAAAACCAGTTTTCTATTATTGGATTTTGCTCACGTGCTGCCGGACATATTCGCGTCAAAGTAGAACGTGAGATAAAAGAGTATAATGTTAAAATGAACATAGTAGAAGCATGTTCATCTCATTCTGATGCTGCGGATATTCGATTATCTATGTGGGTGGGTGAAATGATGACTTCATTAGCATTACAATGTAAATATATGCAAAAAAGTATATGTTATTGGATGAACATTAAAATTTTCTTGGATAGAGATCAGCTGCCTTTGTCCATCCCTTTTAAAATTTCCAAAGATTGTATACCTATTCGTATTATATTAGTCACCGGGGATCATTTTGGAAAATCATTAACAGAATTGATAGGAAGTGGAGTAAAAGACATTCATTATCCTAAAATAGAATGGCGCGCAGAATTATATCGTTGTATAGAAGAAATTAAAGAATAGATGTGCATCTACGCACAAATAATGATATTTTTTATATTTTTGTATTCAAAAATATAAAAAGAAGATGATCAAAAGACATTATGTCTATCTTTTGGCATCTACTACGAGTAGAAGAACTTATGTAGGTTATACATGCAATCTTGAACGTAGATTACGACAACACAATGGAGAAATTAAGGGAGGTGCTAAATATACTCGTTATGGTCGTCCTTGGAAGATGATATGTTATGTAGATGGATTTCCGGATAACACCACAGCTCTTCAATTTGAATGGCGTATGCATCATCCTCCCAAATATTTGAGACCCAAAAAACGTAGAGGGGGATATGGAATAGAAGGAAGAGTGAAATGTTTGGAAGGTATATTGAAATTGGATCAGTTTACCAAAAAAAGTATTCCTACAAAAGAATTAGATTTGAATATCGTCTGGTTAGAAGGAAAAAAAGAATAAATCCTATCAGAACACCACACCTGAATAACTTTTTACATTCTATAGGTACAGAGGTTCCTTTTCCATGAAATTATATCAACTGGACCTAGGAGTGCATAAACAATATATTGGAACAACTGACCTAAGCTGGGAATATGCAAATTTTCTTCAGAAGATTTATGTCAATAAAAACGTTCAAGATCAAGTTCATGAAAAAGATAATTGTCCAATGATTTATTTCTTCCAACAACAAGTTGAAGTTTGATTTTTTTTCATATGAATTTTGATTTTTTCATATAAGGAGTTTTTGAAAGAAAATAGACTCTTATAATTGCATTTATCTGTAAATGACATCTCAATCAAGCGATATAGAAACTGGAGAGATTGATTATGAAGAGTATGAATTCTCAACGGACAGACCGACACGTTCATCATTTGAAAGTACCCAGGAGGAGGTTAAGATACCTACTTCTATATTCAAAAGATCAAAAAAAGACAATGAATCAGGAAATAAGGAATGGAAAAAATATATAGAGAGTGATACAAAAAACTTGATGAAAAAATGCAGAAAAAGAAGTAGAATAAGTGGTTTCTTTTCTACATTTTTTGCATTTCTCAATGATTCTACAAATATTTATATGCTTCTTTTTTCTTTAGCTACTTTTATTATGAGTTCTATCAAAACACAATATGATGTGACAGACTATATCACCATCGGATTGTCTGGATTAGCTACTACTTTTGAAACAGCACAATTCATGTTCAAGTTTAGGAAACGAAGTATCTATCACAAGCAAGCCGCCATTCAATACAAACGAATTTATCGAAAACTCATCAAGTATTTTTACACTACTTCTACTGAACAAATGGCAGAATATTTGAGTATGGCTTATCACGATTTTGATAAATTAGCATTAGATGACCGCAAAGCTAACTTTAATAAATTCAATAAATCCTATGCCGCAGCCATTGGTAAGGTTAAATAGGATTGTTTTATTTTTGTAAATTTTTATATTTTACAAAAATCATAATAAGAAGAAGGAATAGCAAAAAAATGAGTAGCAGAAGACAAACCTTTAAAAGACTTCATGCTTTACAGTCTTCTCGGGATATTATGCTCAATGAAAGACAAAGAATTTCCAGACTTCGAAATGCCTCAGCTGTCTTAAGTGATCAAGATATCTGGCACGAAATTAAACATGGGAATGTATCTATTCATCCTTTACATAAACGCAATTTTAACCACAGTTCCTATTGTGTCACTTTAGGAGAAAATTACTATCGTGCCAATGAAAGTGGGGACCTTATTAATCCATGGAATAAGAAGCATGTATCAGAATACTGGGAAGGACCTTATAAAGCAGTTCGGGTAGATGATGAGATATTCAAAAAAAGTGGAATACCTATTGGTAAAAAAGCCATCATTATTCCTGGAGGTGTTACTTATTTGGCACACACTCAAGAATTTATTGGAGGTTTAAATCATGTGGCTAGTTTCTTACAAGCTAGAATGACAACAGCACGTGTAGGTATCACAATCACCGGTGATTGTGGCTGGAGAGACATAGGTCATATTAATAGGAGAGTTTTATTGATTCATAATACCTCTAAAACTCCAATAATTATTCCTGTTGGAGCAAGAATAGGACATATTATTTTCTTTTACACTGGTGTTCCCAAATTTTATTTGAAAGGGGAAACTCAAACTACAGAAAACATGCAAAACATGGTCCGTACTTGGGAACCATCCCAAATGTTACCTAAAATTAACGAAAGAAAGTATAATATTGAAAGAGTTCTCAAACCAGAATATGAAATACATCCAGATACGGACACCGAAAGTGAAGAAGTTGAAGAAGGAGAAGATGGTTCTTCTTCAACCACTGAAGAAGATGGGGTTTCTTTAGATTAGTGAACTTCATCATAATATATCCACACAAATAAAATGATTGATTACTTGATCTATTCCAAGAGTTATACCTTTTGGATTGTAACTATTATAGTTATAATATTATTATTATGGCTCTTTGTAGGTGGAGGTAAATATGAATTTGTCGGATTAAAGCCACTGCAAAGCACTCAAAGAGTGACCCCGTATATACATCATCTTTCACATGTCGAACCTCAATCATATGCACGAACAGCCGAAGATTTATGGATGAATAGTACGGACGCAACCGATATTTTATCTACTAACGAGGATCCATGTGTGGTGGATAGTACTCCGCAACTTCCTGAATTTATTCCTCCTGGTCCTCCTCCAGCACCTAAATCTAAAAAGTTTGAATCCAAAGGAGAAAGAAAATGTAGAGAAGTGATGGAAAGATTATACAAATGCTCGTTTCCTAAAGTTCGACCTCAATTTCTGAGAAATCCAGAAACAGGATATTTATTAGAGCTGGATTGTTATTGTGAAGAACTTCAGCTAGCTGTTGAATATAACGGTATTCAACATTACGTATGGCCTAATTTCACAAATCAATCCTATGAGAGTTTTATCAAACAACGACGTAGAGACCAATTGAAAGTTGATTTATGTGATCTAAATGGTGTATATCTAATAACTGTTCCTTACAATGTCCCTCATGATCAAATAGAAGATTATATTATCTACTATCTACCTCATAATGTGCAGCAACGTTTAATAGATGAAGCCAAAAATAATGTAGATGATTAACCTTGCGGATAGAAGGGACTCATTCTTTTCTGAAGAAACAAATCACTGAACAATTATCTTTTTCTTCAACATCAAGTTGAAGAAAAAAAAGAACAACAACCATTATCTTTTTTCGTGAACTTGGTCTTGAAGAAACAGTTGTTCGGTGATTTGTTTTTTCCAACAACTTAAGAAAAAAGATAATTGTTCGGTGATTTGTTTCTTCAAGATCAAGTTCATGAAAAAGATAATGGTTGTTGTTCTTTTTTTTCTTCAAGATCAAGTTGAAGAAAAGATAATTGTTCAGTGATTTGTTTCTTCAAGATCAAGTTGAAGAAAAAGATAATGGTTGTTGTTCTTTTTTTTCTTCAAGATCAAGTTGAAGAAAAAGATAATGGTTGTTGTTCTTTTTTTTCTTCAAGATCAAGTTGAAGAAAAAGATAATTGTTCAGTGATTTGTTTCTCCAACATCAAGTTGAAGAAAAA